CGGCTCGCCGGACTGACCACGCAAGCGGAGACGCTTGAGGCGTTTCCCGAGATTACCGACTTCGCCGCCGTGCCGTCGCTCAAGCCGACGCTAGACGCCATCCGAAAAGACGCGGCTGCGGCGGGGGCTGCGGCGGGGGATGCGGCGGGGGCTGCGGCGGGGGATGCGGCGGGGGATGCGGCGTGGGCTGCGGCGAGGGATGCGGCGTGGGCTGCGGCGTGGGATGCGGCGTGGGATGCGGCGGGGGATGCGGCGTGGGCTGCGGCGAGGGATGCGGCGTGGGCTGCGGCGTGGGATGCGGCGTGGGCTGCGGCGTGGGATGCGGCGTGGGCTGCGGCGGGGGCTGCGGCGAGGGATGCGGCGTGGGCTGCGGCGTGGGATGCGGCGTGGGATGCGGCGTGGGCTGCGCTCGCTCCGGCCGTCACCACCCTACAAGAAAGCGCCGTCGATCTGGTCAAGCGTATGTGTGCGCTGACTGACGAAGCCACGGGAGAAGCAGCATGAGCCCCGACGATATGGAGGGACGGCTGGAGGGCGACCTTCGGTTTGCCGGAAAAGACCGGCTCGCCGTCACACGAACTTCCGACCTCCGCGCCCTCCTGCTCGACTACCAGGAGCGGGGACGGGCGTTGCGAGAGGCGGCGGAATATCTGTGCCGCCTCGAAGGCGCGCTCTTGGCTGACGACCTCGATATGCGCTTGAACTTCCCTGACGAGCCGTCTCCGACCGCGATGGCTGAACGCATCCTGCCGGGCTTTGACAGCATTGAATGCGACCTTGCTCGCGCCACCCTGAAAGCCAAGGAATCATCTCAATGACTGCCGATGAACTCGAAACCCTCGGCCTGCTTGTCGATAAGCTCGACAACGGCGTCGCCGCAACGGTCCTTCCGCTTCCGCCGAACATCCACGTCACCGGCATGAAAGGGATTATGACCGAGGCGCGGGACGAACTGCGCGCCTTTCTCGTCGGCAAGGGCTTCAATCCATGGAGTGATCAATGACTGCCTCTGACCTGAATGAAGGGGGTTCACTCCCGGCTGCGCCGTCCGGCTGGCATTGCAAAAAGTGCAGCTCGCCGCGCGCGATAGACCCGTGCCAGAAATGCGGCGGCACATTAGCCAAAGATGCCAGCGGCTGGGAGTGGCCGGGCCTTCCCGACATTGCCCGCATCCGTTCGCTGGCCCGAGAGGTCGGATATGCAGTTGGCGTTCACGGGACGATGGAGCGCGACCTAGACCTGATCGCCGTTCCGTGGGTCGCTGAGGCCGTCCAGCCTGTCGCTCTTGCCCAGCACATCGCGGCGGGGCTTTGCGGCGATGTGGTCGATTACGAGACGCAGGACAAGCCCTGTGGCCGCTGGTCGTGCAACATTCACACGCCGGGTTGGACCAAACTGATCGACTTGTCGGTGATGCCGCCAGCACCCCCTGTCGTTCCGGTAGGGGAGGAACAGCGCCAGCAGATTGCGGCGCTGATTGCCAAGCCGGGTCTGTTTTCGACCGATAACGAAACGGCACACCGCGCAGCCAGTCCCTACTCCGTCAACGGCGAGCGGGACAAGGCGCTCACCAAAGCCGACGCCATCCTCGCAGCCCTTGGCACGAAGGGGGCCGACCATGACTGACCTCATCAAGCGGCTGGAAGAAGCCGAGGCCGGAAGCCGGGAGTTGGATGCGTTGGTGTTCCGGCGCTTTGGCGGACCCCTGCCGAAAGAGTTTGCGGGATACGGCGTGGAACTAACTTGGCAGGCTGACGGATCAGCCACGATGCCTGTCGGAGAGATGCAGGTTCGATACGATCCGCCCGCCTACACCACCTCCCTCGACGCTGCTCTTGCTCTGGCAGAGCGAGTGCTGCCGGGTGTCCGCGTTGTGACCGATAGCGCCTGCCGGGAGACGGGGAGACCCGGTGCGGGGTTCGTGTTCTCGCAGCATGGCGAAAAGATCAGCGGCGTTATGAACGACGGCGCGACGGTCGCCTTGGCGCTTTGTGCGGCCATTTTGCGGGCCACCGATACAGGGAGGGAAGGGTGATGGCCGAGGCAGCCATCCAGTTTGCAATCTGCGTCGCTTGGGGCCTTGCCTCGATGGGCGTCCTGCTCGCGGTCCTGTTTGTTTTCGGCTGCGTCCTGAGCGTCGTGACACACAAAGATTTTGAGCCTTGGGAGTGGCCGCACTTCGTCGGCCTCGCGGTCATCATACTGGCTGCGCTGGCCATCATGGGGGCGATGATCCGCCCAGATTGGAACATCTGACATGACCACCCCTGACATAGCCGGTCTGTGCGAGAGGCTGCGGTATCGCTTGGACCTCGAAAGCGACAACCCTTACGTCGTTTCCGCGTGGTCAGCCAATGACGTTCTAACCCGCATCGTCCCTCACGATGACCTTGAAGAAATAGCCGACACCCTTGAACGCCAAGCCGCTGAGATAGCGAGGCTGCAACGCCTGCTTAACGGCAGGGATGACTTCATCGTGGCCGAGGGATTGTGGCCCAAGTTCTGCGACGGCTTGCCTGTCCGAGCCGCCCTTACAGGAGAAGACGCCGGAGGGACTGGATGAGCCTCCCTCCCCGCCTTCATCTGCCCCAGGTGCTCGCCCTCGCCGGCTACAGCCGGTCCACGCTCCGCTCGCGCCAACGCGCCGGCGTCATGCCCATGCCGATCGACCGCGGCGGCCGGGGCGGGATCTATGACCGAGACGCGGTTCTCAGAGCTCTAGGGATGGCGCAGGATGAAACCCCCGACCCCGCCGATGCATGGACATTCAAGCCCGATGCCTACCGTGACGCTCTCGCTGGGCAGATACGTCGTCCTCAAGAAGCGCGCCGACGGCACGAGCCGCGCGTACTTTCAGGTTCCGGCACGCCTGCGTCCCTCCGGCTGGTCGCCAGCGATACCGCTCCCTCGCACGGCTGAACGGCGCGGCACGCTGGACGCGGCTGAGGTCGCTGCCATCAAGAAGGACGCTGAGGCCCTGTACGGGGCCCTCATGCAAGCGAAGACCGGCGACATCGTCCGACCACCTGAGCGCAGCCTGTCGACGCTTGTGGACGCCCTGCAGCGGTCTCCTGAGTGGGCCGCACTGTCGGAGAAGACGCGCGTCGGATACGAGACTGGGTTCAAGAAGATCCTGGCATGGTCGAAATCGTGCAGCCACCCAGACCCGAGCGCCCTGCCCCGCTCCGCCATCCTGCAGTTCCTGTCCAGCTTTGACGCGGGCACAGAACCGGACGGCACGGCGCGGGTCGCACGGCATACGGCCAAGAAGCACACCGCTGCGGTCCTGCGCCTCGTGCTCGAGCAGGCGATCAACAAGGGCTGGCGTACGGACAACCCGGCACGCGGCATCCGCATCAAGGTGCCAAAGACCAAGGCGACGATCTGGGAACAGAAGGACGTCGACTGCTATGTGAAGGCTGCGCGCGATACGGGCGTGCCCTCGATCGCCCTTATCATCCTGCTGGAGTGGGAGATCGGCCAGCGCCTGACCGACGTGCGCGCGTTCCGTCCGGGCGCCGAGTACGATGCCGAGCGCGGCGTCTTCTCGTTCCGCCAGTCCAAGACCGACGAGCCGGTGTCGATCGAGGTCTCGATGGGCCTGCGGGCGATGCTGGCTGAGGCTGGTGACGGCCACCTGTTCCTGTTCCGCAACGACCGCACCGGCAAGGCATACACCGAGAACCGCCTGTCCAAGACCTTCGCCTGGGTGCGCGTCGCCGCGGTCAAGGCTGGCGGCCGGCCGCTGATCCTCAAGCAACTGCGGCACTCCTGCATCGTGCAGTTGGCGCGGGCTGGCTGCACCGTGCCCGAGATCGCGGCCATCACAGGCCATGCGCTGACGAGCGTGAACTCGATCCTGAGCGTGTATCTGCCCCGCGATACGGCGGTGGCGAGGGCGGCTCAGGTGAAGCGGGGAATCGTCTCGGCGTGAACCTTCCGTAAACAAAAGTTGGACGTCCGGCCCTTTCAGAGTTGGACGCCCGCCTTTCCCAAACCCCGCAAACCCAGGCGGTGATTGGTCGGAGTGAGAGGATTCGAACCTCCGACCCTCTGGTCCCAAACCAGACGAACCCCGTTGAAATCGTTGAGGTCCGTCCAACAGTTAGCGGTTTGTTCGTGGTCGATAAATCAAAGACTTACCGACCCAGTTGGACGGATTTAGACCGGCGAGCCTAGCCGGCTTAGGCTTCGGGGTCGTCGCCAAACACGGCGTAGATGCTGAAATCGGTCCGCAGAACGCCCGTCACCAGTTCGCCCGCCGAGGACGTGTCAGCGAATATGTGGTCGTATGCCTTCGACCCCCAGTCGTTCATGATGACGAACCAGGGACCGCGACGGGCCACGCGGTTTCCGTCGATCTTGGCACCCAGCCAGTGCGTGTAGCCTGGCCCCGCGTTGTTCACGATGCGAGTGCGGACCAGCGGGCGGCGGTGATGCCAAGCCTCGACGGCATTCCAGTTCTGCTCTGCTCCACCGGCAAGGTTGGTGTTCAACGAGACCGACGAACTGTCGCGCAGATCGACCGTGATGATCGGGCCATACTCAGTGACCGCCCCGGTCGAAGGCGTGACCTTCAGGCCGCGCATCCGGGTCGCGTTCCGCACCGGCAGCATACAGGCGTAAGAGCCATTGCGGACGACGATGTTGGAGGTCACGCCCGCGTCGGTCTCGTCCATCGTCATCTGGACGTTGACGCTGTAGGGCGAGGTCGAGGCGAAGGTGTGAACGTAGGTGGTCTTGAAGGCGTTGGTGGCCGTGCCCCCCGGCGTCTGCATATAGCCGGTCCAGGTCGATACCAGCTTGTCGCCCTCGAAACGGTAGTTCACCGGGGCCGCTGCAAGGTTGGAGCTGGCGCTATCAACGTTTCCGGTTGAGGCGTCGTTCTTGGTCAGGATCAGAGACCATGCACCCGCGTCGGCGGTTTCGTGGCCGTGGCCGCGTCCTGCAAGCTCAGGAGCCGCACCGCCTTGAATGCCGCAGTTCAGCACGGTCTCGACGGTCGAGGGCGAGTGGCCGGTGTTGTAGGGGTTGCCGCCGTCCAGACCCGTAACCGTGTGGTTCCACAGGCTATATGGAGCATCGTAGCGGCGCGGCGTGTGGCTGTTGAGCGTGGGAAGGCTTTCAATGCCTGCCGCCTCGCCCGCGTCAAACAGGACGAACCTGTCAACGTCGCCGTGATAGTGCGTCTCGTCGCCGCTGTAGTGGTCCGCATGGGGATACACGTCACAGAAGATCGTATTGGCCTCGACTTTGATCCCCCGGAACGGGCGGATTGGCGAGGGGGATTGAGGCGTCTCGCTCAGGCATCCGACCACCTTGGACTGAACCGCCGTGATTTTGTCAGGCGCTTCAACCAGACGCCACGCATTGACCGCGCCAGGGAAGCCGGACCCGCTGCTAGGGTTCCGCACGGCAGTCAGTTGGCTGTATTGAGGAATGTCGCCTATCGTGACCTGAGACGTGCCATCCGCCGCTCGGACGTTCACAAGCCCAGAGAACGCTTCGCCGGTATATTGGCAAATCTCGACGTTATAGGAGCCGGCGATGTTCTCGAAGGGGGCCTCCCACCCAAATCTGTATTGGGTGGCGGTGCCGGTCAGCGTGATGTCCGAGCGCCGGGGCCGCAGAATGTAGTTGTTGGCGGTGCCCGGCGTCAGGGCCGTGGTCAGAGCGGCGGACGCGCCAGACAGGCCAGCCGATGCCGTAAAGACCAGCGTCGGGGCGGTCGGGGACGATCCGACATAGCGCCCGGCAGTCGCCAAGGTGATGGCCGTGACCGCGCCACCCGAGACCGTGAACGTGCCGGTCGGGTTGATGATGAAGTTGCCACCGGAGAAGGCCAGCGCGAACGTGCCATTGGTTCCGCCCGAACCGCCCGTAATCGCTCCTACGCCCGTCGCGGTGTAGGGGATCAGATACTCCAGCCACACATCGGTGAACGTCGTCAGTTGCGACTTGGGCAGGGTCACGCCGGTCGAGATCGTCGCCGTGCCCGACACATTGCGGAAATGCTGGATTTTCGTCGTGTCGGAGGCGTGGTCGGTCCAGTAGCCATTGCCCGACGTGATGACGAAATCAGGGACCAGGGTGACGGCAGCGCCGGTCAGGCCCGCCGAGTTGGTGAAGGTCGCGGTCGGAGCGGTCGGGGATGCGCCGATATACAGGCCCGGCCCGGTGATGGTCACGGCAGTCAGTGCGCCACCGGACACGGTGAAGGTGGCGGTCGGGTTGACCGAGAAGTTGCCGCCCGAATAGGTCAGGGCGAAGGTGCCGTTGGTGCCTCCGGAACCGGCAGTCAGGCCGGACGTGGACATGATGCCGCGCGGGACGTTGGCGGTCGCAGCTGCGTAATAGTCGGAGGCAAGAGCCGAAAGGCCAGCAGACGTTGCCGAGGCCTCTGCGCTTACGGCAGACGCGGCGGCGGCGGTTTGGCTGGCAGCGGCGGCAGCCTGTGCCGTCTCCGCGTTGGTTTCGGCCGTCTCTGCGTTCGTCTCGGCAACAACCGCAGCAGCGGCTGAAGCAGTAGAGATCGCGGCCTGAACCGATGCGACCGCCGCCGACGCGGCGGCCTGCTCGGGGCCCGTATCGTCCAGTCGACGCTTGAGATCCTGAGCGTTCGCCGTCAGCCGATTCAGCGCCAGGTCGACAGAGCCAACCGGCACGCTGTTCGCCGGCGCAAAGTTGCTCGCGCGGGTCGGGGCGACGTTGCGCTCGATCCGCACGGTGACGTCGTCAACAGCCGTGTTCAGCGTGACCGTGCCGCCGTCGTAGCCTCCGCCCTCTAGCAGCGTTCCCGTGAAGGTGAAGGCCGACTGATCCAGTGTGGCGCCGGCAACGAGCACTGTCAGGTCCGCCTTGGCGAACAGGCTGAACGTGATCGGGAAGGCGGACGTCGACGTGGTGACAGTGAACGTCGCGAACGTCTGTTCGTCAGGGATCGTCAATCTGGCCATTGGGTCAGATTGCGGGTGGGCGTGTGTGGCTCAACGCACAGGAGCTATTCCCTGCCGCGGACTTGCTCGCGTCGCAGGGTGCGCCGGGCCGCCATTTCCTGAAGGTCGACGGCATAGGTGTCGAGGATCTGGGCGCGAGCGTCGGAGCGGTAGGCGCTGACCACGTCCTTGATGTACTCGGCCTTGCCGCCACCAGGACCGTCGGTCAGGCCGTAGTAGAACTCGCTGTCCGGGTGCGTGCCCGACGCGACGGCGTTCAGGTGCTCGAACGCGGGCGCGCCCGCCAACTGCACGAACTCGCTGTAGATGTCCGGCCGGTTCTTCAGGCTGACGCTCTCACCCATGACGTCGATCGAGCGCGGCGGCATCGTCACCGACACCCCGTTGTTCAGGATCTCGAGGTCGATTGCCGAGCCTCCGGCGGCGCGGGTCTGGACCGGCATGATGGCGTCGTAGGTCGTACCCAGTCCGGTCTGGTAGGTGCGCTCACGGCCCCAAAGATCGCGCTGGACCGGCAGGTCGTCCGACAGGCCGGGCATCGTGTTCATCATGGCCGTGACGACGTTGTGCGTCTCGCGCAGATACTCGTCCTCGCCGCGGCGCGTCATGCGCAGGGCAGACGAAAACGGGATCGCGCCGGATGCGCGGGCCATGATCATCTTTTCGCCCTTGGCTCCGGTGCGGTCGCCCATTGCCTGCACGATCTCCATGACGCCGCGCAGCGAGGTCTTGTCGAAGAAGGCAGACGACATCGCCATGATGCCGTGCACGATCGCCTCGTCCACCTCGCCGTTGCGGTCGGAGTCCCAGTCGCTGTTCTTGAACAGGTCGGCGAGATCGGCGACCAGGCCCATGCCCTGACCGACCGGGTCGAGACGCTCAAAGGAAACCCAGCGGTCATTGATGCGCACGCTGTACGGCTGGAACACCGTGCCGCCGTTCTCGTCGACACGCTGCAGGGCGTCACGCTGGCCGGGGTTGCCGGGCCCGGCACCCGTCAGGTCGCCGTCCATCGCCATGCCCATGAACAGCGAGTACATAGCCGTGCCCAGCGCCATCTGCGCCTTGGCCGTCTCGGCTGCGGCACCACCCTCAGCCATTGCGTCGCGGAACCGGCGCATGAACGGCGCCAGCGGCGAGTAGCGGATGCCCGTGCTAATGAGGTTCGCTGGCGTCTTGATGAACGGAAACACGACGGTGCCGAACGGGATCGGCGTCGGGTTGTTGTCCATGAACCGGCGCAGGTCGCCCAGTGCGGCAGCCATGCCCGGCGTCTCACGCGTGAACGTCAGATCGTGCATCTCAAACTCGGCCGCCTTGAGCATGTCGTCGGTCGGATTGGTCAGCAGTTCGGCCATGCGAGCGCGGGCCACTTCACCCTCAAGCCCCTCAGTCGTCACCTTGCGGAAGGCCTGAGCGTGCAGTTCGCCGCGCGCCGCGATCGTCTTGAAGGCGTCATCGGTCAAGGAGTTGATGTTGGAGGGAGCCTCGAACACCATCTGCATGATGTCGAGCACGCGTCCCAGGGGCGAGTCCTCGTTCACGCGCCATGCGCCCGCGCTCAACGGGCGCCCGGACGCCATGCCGGCCTCCTCGCGCTCGGCACGCAGTTTGATGCCGGCAGGAGCCGCATCATCCAGGCCCGGCGCCATGCCGCGGAATACCCCCTGCTCGCGCAAGGCGGTCGGCAGCATGCGCCCGTCGGTCCCCTTGATCCGCTCGACCGCCTCAAACGGATTGAGCCGGAAGATATCGCGCACCGCCTGCTGGTAGCCGTGCACCAGCGCAGCCGCCTCGCCGACCTTGGTGGTCGCGTTGCCGCCAAACATTCCCGCCATGCGGGGGGAAATGGCGCGGGTGATCAGGTTCAGGCCCAGCATCATGCCGTTGCCTGCGACGTTGATCGTGGGCGTGCCGACGCCGGACAGGAGCGCGTTCGTATAGACCAGCTTGACGATCTCGCGCGTCCGCGCCATCGCTCCACCGCGGACCATCTGGTTGAGCTCGGAGTCGCCCTTGGCTGCGGCCTCGCGGATCTTGCGCGCCAACTCGACCGCACTGTTCGCGCCACCCATGTCAGCAATCAGGCTGTCGACGTTGCGGAGATATGAGGCGGGCGTGCCGACCTCGGTCTTGAATGCGCCAAGCGCACGACCGGCCTCAGCGCGCGCGCCGAAAAACTCGTTCTGGATCGCCGCATGCACGGACGTCGCGCGGCGGAAGGCGAACTGATTGGCGAGGGAGGGGTTGTCCTCGACCGCCTTGGCGAGCTTGACCAGCTGCGTGCCGGACGAGTTCAGCGCCATGCGATAGGCGATGACCTCCTCCTTGTTCATCGCCTGACCGGGGCGACGGTCAGCCATCGACTGAACCCAGTCCATGCCATTGGCGGACTCGATCGCCTGCGCATCGGTCACGACGCCCCGGCGAGCCAGGTTGACGTCCTTCGCCATCCGATCCGCCATGCCGACGATAGCCGCCTGGACGTCCTCGGGCGTGTTGATGCGCGCGAGGTTCAGGTCAAAGACGTTGTCGGCGGAGGCGGTGACGTCGCGGGGAGTCGTGCCCGACGTGGCCACATAGGCGTCGTCGACTTTGGACTGGAACGGGGTGATGACCTCGGGGGCGTCGTCGGCGCGTGCGGCAGCGTCCTCCGGAGCCTCACGCGCCACCCGGAACCGCGGACCCTCGGGATTGCCCAGCGCCTCACGCACGGCGGCCTGCATCTCGACGCCCTTAGCCTCGGCCTCAGCCATCGCCATGACAGGGTCTTCTTGCAGGCCCTCGCGGGCTGCGCCGGCGCGCGCTTCGTCACGCGCGACACGTCCGGCACGGAGAGCGCGAACGCCCCCCGCCAGAACCTCGACAGCGCCGCCCAGGATCGTGCCCTCGACCGCGTTCTTGAACCGCCCGACAATCTCCGGGTCATCCTCCTTCGCAGCCAAGATCTCGAACATGGGTGCAATGGCGTCGGGTGAGTGCTCGGCCAGCAGGTTGCTTAGCCGCGCCTCGTTGCCGTCGAACGCGGTGAAGTCAGCCAGCGCGCCCTGCACCATCGACTTGCCGATCTGACCGGCCTTGGTCGCAGTTTTCCAGCCGCGCAGTACGCGACCGCCGCCCGCAAAACCCGTGGCGAACTGGGACACGCCCTCGATGACGCGGCCGGTGACGGACTCGGGGCGGCCTTCTTCGGGGACAGAAAATCGCCAGCCAAAAACGTCATTCTTCTTTCCGGTAGCCGTTTCCCACCGGCTCTCCAGCCCCTCCCACTCACCCGGACGCAGCCAATAAAATCCGGGGTTCACGCCTGTCCGGGCGTCAGTAATGAAGGTCGGGCCGCCCAGCGCATTCGCCAGCCAGTCGCCCGTCTCGTCGATCGCGTCTGCGGTTTCGTTTATTCCGCGACCGATGCCAGAAAGGACCGCGCCAGCCCCCTCCATGAAGACGCCCTTGGCCATGTCGCCAGCCATAGCGCCCGCAGCGTTCACGACGCCCTCGGGCACCAGCGACGCCTGAATGATCTCGGAGTCTTCCTGATCCAGCGCCAGGGACTCGCGAGCGGCCTGACGCTCGGCGTAGGCGCTGTCCAGCACCTGAGGCGCGGCGGGGGCATAGCGGAACCACGTCCCGTCGGCGGCTTGCTGGTAACCGGCAGCGGTCAGGCTCTCCGGCGTGTCCTCAGGCGCAAGCCCCTGCGAATTCGCCACAGTGTACTGACGGCCATTGGCGTCGGTGCGGACATCGGCGGGGCCGGCAGACGCAGGGATTTGGCGCGGCACAGACGGTCGCCCATCAATGCCAACATGGACGTGGTCGCCCTCGTTCAGCCGCTCCTGAAAGTTCAGGCCGGAGTTGGCGAGGCGGGTGTTGAGTTGCCCCATGCTCAGGCCGCTCGTGCCGGGAACGATGTCGAGACCGCGCGAGCCGCCGTCCGCGTCGCGTCGCGTGTGCAGGCTTCCGGGCACGCCGCCGACAGCCGCGTTGCGCTCAACCGAGCGGCCGGCACTCGACACCACCGCACCCGGCGCGATCTCAGCCAGACGGGCCCGGACTTCTGCTTCGGTCTCAATCGCCATCTATCGGCCCTGTCGTGCTTCGTTGCGGAGACGATTCGCCTCGGTCGTGGAATAGGGGTTGCCGGCAGCGCGCCGGGCTTCAATGCGGGCGTTTACCGCCGCGACGCGCTGGGCAACGGTCTGGTTGCCACCAGCGCCACCCGCGCCCGGTGCCGGCGTCTGTGTTCCAAACGCGCGGTCGGCGTACCACCGCCCCGCCGTGAGCCGCTGTTCGAGCGTCGTGTTCGGATTGGCGCGCACCCAGTCAGCGGCCCCCTCCTCAGCACGAGCCATGCGCGCGTTGTAGTCGGGCACCAGTTGGCGGCGCCGCTCTCCGACGTCGCGCACCACGCTCATAACGTCATCGACCTGGGGCTTCAGCGTGCGGTCGTTTCTGGTCCGCAGCGTCTGGGCCTGACCGGGGGTGATCTGCCCGGCAGCCAACGCATCGGCAATCTCCTGCGCCGTCAGCGTTCCGGCGTCCGCATCGTCACGGAACGTGTTGTATTGCGCCGTGCGGCCAGCCGTTTCCAGCGCAGCCGCTGCCCGGTCAGCGGTCGCTTGCTGGCTTTGCTGGGAGCGTATGCCGCGGATCAGTTGAGCCTTGTCGGCATCGTTCAGGTCGGTGCGCGCCTGAATGTCTGCCTCAGTCACCTCGCCCAGCACGATCTGCAGGCTCAGTTCGCCGCGCACCTCGCGCCGGGCGGCATCCGCCGCTCGCGCGGCCTCTTGCGCCTCACGCGCCTGCGCACGATCGACGAGCGAGAACTGGCTGATTTGCGTCTGCAGGTCGCGGTTGATCTTGGCTCGGTCCTCCGGCGTCACGAGCGCGAACGCCTCACTGATCATCGCGTCTGCGATAAACCGCTGCGCCGCAGACATACCCGGCAGGCCGCCGCCGGCAGCCGTGTAGGCCGCAACCGCGTCACGCCCGACGACAGCCGTGGTCATGTCGAGACCCAGTTTCTTGTCGTCGAAATCGCGCTGCTCGGTCGAGTAGAGGATCGAGGGGTTGGCCTCGCGCATCCCCTGCACGTCGACGTACTCGACCTCGGCCTGCATGAACTCCATCGACTCGGGCCCCAAGCTCGGGTCCGCCGCAATGGCGATCAGGCGTTCCTGCAGCATACCGGCGCGCAAGGTCAGCGCCTGGTTGGCCTCGCGGTCGGCGGCCACGCTTGCCGCGTCAGCGACGCGCTCAAGCCCTTGGCTGGAGCGGGCCCGCGCATAGTTCTCAACGTCGACGGCGTACTCAGGCGGCGCGGACTGGATGAAGCCGGAGATCATCTCCTTGGACAGCCGCTCATACTCAGCCGGATCTAGCGAGTTGTCGCGGCGAAGCTCGGCCTCGCGCGTGTCAATGTCGGAGCGGATGCGGGCGTTGTATGCGGCCTGCATGGCGGTCGTGCGCGCCTGTGCCACGTCACCAAAGAACATCAAGCCGCGCGACGGCAGAGCTCCCGTCTCGACCGCCTCGACACCCTCGGCCGCACCAAGCGACTGGGCGCGCCGCAACTGATCATTCTTGGCCGCCTCGGCAAAGCGGTCGGCGACGCGCTCCGCCTCCTGCCAGACCTCAGCCTCGCCCGTGCGGAAGTCCGCACCCGGCGTGATATTGGAGACGGTGCCGCTGCGGCCTTGCTGAACGCTCCGACCAGTAGCCATTAGCGACCGCCTCCGCCGCCCGTTGCCCCGGCAGACACGGCATTCGCCGCGCCGTCGATGATTGAGCCGCCCGCCGAGATCCAGCCCGACAGGTTCGCGTTGCTGGCCGCGCGCCGGCGCATCGTCGCCGACGTCCGCAGCGCGTAAGCCTGATTGCCGAAGCCAACGCGGTCGACGCCCTCGTCACGGACAGCCTGCCGACGTAGTTCGCGCTCGACCGCAATGCCGCTCGGGCTATCCAGGGACAGGCCCTTGCCCGCTCGGCTGGCGATGTAGGCGGCCACGCCCGCGCGAAGCTCCTCGCGCCGACGCTCGCCCATCTGCACGGCCTGCAGGTCAACGTCCTGCGCCTGACGCTTGAGCATCAGGGATTCCATGCCGTACTGCTTGGCCTGAGCGCGGCCGGCCATGACCTGCGTTCCGGCCTTGAGAATGGGGGTAGAGTCGCCCATCAGCTTGTGACTTCCATTGTGACAGACCGGATCTGCAGCGGCCCGCCGACGGCCTGTTGAATCGTGAACGTCGGGTATTTGCTGCGACCCATTGGACGGAAGCGACGCACGCCGGTTTGCGCACCCGTCGCCCCGCCGATGCCGGTGGCCCAGCCCGCCGGGTTGCGACCGTTGCCGGTGAAGCCGGTCGAGTTGACCGCATCCACGTCGACGCGCGTGATCTTGTAGTTCGGACGCAGGCCCATCTGCTGATCGACCGGAGGCACACCCTCGACCGTCACGGTGAAGTCCAGACCGACCTGCACGGCGCCGAAACTGTCATCGACGCCTTGCAGCACGCCCGACCCGTTGACCGCGTACTCGCCGATCTTGTTGTTGCCGTCCCAGACCCCGACCGTGTGGCCCGCGTACTGGGTGACCGGCGTCGTGACCGTCGCAAGCGAGATCATGCCGTCAGCCCATGCCGTGCTGCTGAACTTCTCCAGCCGGAACGTCGTCGAGCCGTTGATCGTGCGCTCGGCCACCGCGTACAGGACGCCGCCCGCATAGACGATCGAGCGCCACGAGCCGACGGTCGACCAGACGCCCCAGGCTGAGAACTGCGCGCTGCGACGGAACGTCAGCACAGCCATGTCGCCGGCACTGTTGAGCACCGGCACAAGGCGGTCGCTCTCAGTCCCGGCCGCCATCAACTCCATCTCGACCGGCGTGCCCATCAGGTGATAGGCCAGTTCGGAGAGGTCGGTGATGTCCCACGAGCGGCGGACGTTGCCGGTCGGAATACAGATCATGGCGCGACCGCTGTCGCGCTCGATGAACATTTTGCCCTCGGTCACGTCCAGAGGCACAGGGTCGCCGGCGGCTTCCGGCCCGACCTTCAACAGTTCAAAGTTTGTCGGCGACAGGGGCGCAGCCACCTGCTCGGGGACGTAATAGACGCCGCCCTCAGTGAACAACAGCAGTTGCTCGGTAGAGCCAAAATGCTTCAGGCCCAGCGAGGTCTCGCGCCCGACACGCTCAACGATCGCGTCCGTCTCCAGACCGCTGCCGGTGTTGAAATCGGTAATGTCGCCCGTCGCGCTCGCGGCCATTACGTTCTGCGCCGAAGGGAAGTCACCCAGCATGAGGCGGTTGCGGTGCAGGGCGCACGCGCCGGGATAGCCCCGCTCGACGCCGATCAGCGCCTCATCCCATTCCGTCGTGGCAGCCGGCGTTCCCGCCAGTGTGCGGGCGCTGATCGTGCTTTTGGCGGTAGGCCCGACCAGATCCTCAGTCGCGTCGAAATATGTGTAGCCGTCGACAAGCTGGATGGTCAGGCTGGTGCTGCTCGGCACGCCGGCAACAACGCCGGTCACCTGCGTATCCTCGCCCTGCACCTCCTGCCCGACAAGGAACCCGGTCGAGGAGCCGACAGTCACCGTCAGCGTGGGGTAGAGGTTGCCGACCACGGTGCCGGTGGCGACGGTCGTGCTGGTGTAGCCCGTGACCGTGATCTCGACGTTGGTGTAGCGCAGGCGCGTGCCGACATGATCGGCGTCAAAGAAGGCGGCGCTGGACGTCAAGGTCACGCCCGTCCCGGTGTATGCGCTCGGCGTCAGGCTCACGCCGCGCGGGGCAAAGCGCCAGTAGGGCTGGAGCTTGGTGCCGTTCAGGCCGTCGGCGAAACCAAGTGCTGCGATCGCCCAGGTCGAGCCGGTCAGGGTCAGAATGCGCGGAGCAAACGCCCGGCTGCAGACGATGATCTTGCCGTCCTCGATCGCGATCTGCATCGTGAACAGGTCCGCGGCGACCCACGGCACGGACGAACTGATCGTCTGAATGACCGCGCCGGTCAGATCGCGGACCTCGAACACGCCCGCGCTGAACAGCAGCAGTCGCGCGTCGTCGGTGCCAACGCCGTAGGTTTCCAGCCGGGTCAACGCCGTCAGGTTCGCAACATGGTTGGTGCCGTAGCGCCGACGGAACCCGCCGCCGGCGAGCGTCTGCGCGTTGCGGAACTGGCGGCAAGCCTCGTTGCGAACCTGCAGGTCGGTCCGCATCTGGTATTCCTCGGCGATCTCTCCCGCCGCGAAACTGGTGATGAAGGGGAAGCGCCTAGCCACGAAGCGCCGTCCGCGACGGACGCGAGCCGCGCCACGCCTCGGCCAGCGGGACGAACTCAATGCTGACGCCCGGCTCCTGGCGTTTGTCGCGGATGATCGCGTCGCGCATCAGGACGTCGGCGTCGCGGATCTTTAGTCGCGCGTCCTGCGGCTTGTCGCACAGCGCCTCGAGGAACAGCCCCTGAAGGCGCACAACCACGGCCTCGGAGAAGTCACCCGGCCAGTCCGCCTCCTCAGCGCGCACCGTGGCCACGACCTGCAGGGGGCGGTCTGAGCGCGTCAGTACCCGGCCGCTCTCGATCGTGTACTCGCCCGTGCGCAGCCGGACGCCGTCCTGCATGACGTAGCGGATATTCATGACCGTCGACGGCCATACGAACGCGTGCAGGTATGGGCCCAGCGTGACCGCGCCCTGGTAGGTCAGCGCCAGCGTCTGCTTGGCGAACGTCCATGCGTGGCGCGCGAAGAAGCTGCGGACGATGCCCTCATAGTTTGAGGACGCGACACGGGCGCCGGACGAGTCATCGTCAAGCGACGTGATCTCCTCCTCGCCAATGCGATGAAGGGCGGCCTGGACGACCTCGATGGGAGCGGAGAAGGCAGGCATGGGCGCAGGTTGCGCGAGGGCGGTGGTGGCTCAACGCACGGGCAAAGAAGAACCCGCCGCTCCGAAGAACGACGGGTCCAGTCCAGCCTCACCCGGAGAGAGTGCTAGAGAGCGCCGGCCTTCTTGCGGCGGGCGATCTCAGCGTCAACGGCGGCGTCAAGACGGGCCTTGGCTTCAGCAGCCTCAGCCTCGGCCTTCTCCTTGGCGACAGCAGCAGCGACCTTGTCAGCCGCCACCTTCGCCGCCTTGGAGTCAGCAATCGACAGGCCGTCATAGTCTGCCTCGCAGACGTAGCGCGGAGCGCCATCGTCAGCCAGGCTCGCCACCTGCAGGATCTCGCGGGCCGAAGCCGCGCAGCAGACGTGCGGCTTGCCGGTGTTCCGGTCAATCAGGCGGGCGTTTCCGAACTTGTCGACTTCCATCGGCAGCACCTTATGCGTTGGTCAGATGGTCGCGACCGATGAAGGCGGCGTAGTTGATGCCGGTGGCGATCGTGCCCGTGACGTCCGTGTAGATGCGGACATAGGGGTACACGATGCCATCCTGCTCGTTCAGGAAGAACAGTTCGTAGCGGCCGGTCAGCGAGTCGATAGCGCCGCCGGAGCGGACCTCGGTCGCGCCCAGTTCGAGCGATGCGAGGTTCTGAACGTCGCTGGCGAAGGTCGCCGACGTCGAGCCCTGAACCGAGATGACGTAGCGTTCGTCATTCGAGGCGATCTCGATTGCGGACACGTCGATGACGGCCACGCCCTTGAAGACGGCGTTGCCAACATTGACGACCAGCGAGCCGGCAGCGTCAGCGGCGACCAGGCCGGCCGCCTTGAGCGAGAGGGACGAGTCGTAGGTGTAGGAGCGGATCTGAGTGGCGGTGGCCATGGTCGGTGTCCCCTTAAGCCACGATCGCGGCGTTGGTGATGGAAGTCAGGCGGGTGGCGGCATACGGGTTCTCGATGCAGAAGCCGTTGAACCACTCGATGCGGGTGCGGTGCTTCGGCTCGGACTGCAGTTCGCCCAGATCCTTGACCGACATCGGTGCGACCTGAATGCCGCAGATGTGGCCTTCCTTCAGCGACATGACGTAGATCGAGGAGGTGACAGCGGAGCCGCCGCCCGAGCCGGTCTCGGTGAAGGGCAGCAGGGCGGTGTCCGGGCCGGTCTCGTAGCCGACCAGGAAGGGCAGACCGTTGTAGGTCATGACCTCACGACCGAAACTGTCCTGCGAGAGTTGCAGGTTGCCCGACAGGGTCTGGTTCCGCATCGTCGCGCCGAACTTGGTGCGAAGGGCGAAGGGCAGCAGGATGTGGGTCGGGTCGACCGTGTTGGCGATCGCCTCGTCCAGGGCGGCCAGCGACAGGGCGGCACCGCCCGAAGCAGCCGAGTTGGCGATCACGGCGCGGCCGGTCAGGCGGCGTTGCAGGCCATCAGGCGACTTGGGGTTGGTCGAGTTGTCGCCGGTAATCAGGGCAGATGTGACCGCACGGGCCATCTGCTTGATCTTGCGGCTTTCCTCGCGGGCACGACGGCCGGGGTCCAGCGCCAGCAGGTAGTTGTCGACGTCGGCCTCGCCGCCGGCGATGAACACCTGCTCGACCTGCGGGTTCTCAACCGAGGTATCAGCCGTGTAGCTCTCGTTCACACCGCGATAGGCGATGCCCGGCAGGGTCGACTCCTGCGTGTACTGGTAAGCACCGCCGGTAGTTTTCCACGGCACGGCAGCCAGCAGGTCGGACGACTGAGCGTAGAGCTCAACGACCGCCTTTTCGACGCCGGGCTGCAGGCCCTTGGAGTATTCAACGAGATTTTGAGCAGTCATGGTGGTCGATTCCCCTTAGCCGGCCTGGCGGGCGCGGATTGCGGTGAGAAGTGCTTGGCCGGACAGGCCGTCGAGGTCTGAGCTTGGAGTGGCGGGCGGACCGGCCGAAATGGCCGAGCCGGTTAGTTTCGAGACGAGAGTTTCCAATGCGATCACCGCGTCAGCGGAGCGCATGGACTGGCGAATGGCGTTGGCCCCGTCAGTGCCGACAGCGGCGACAAGCGACGAGTGGATAGCGCCGGTGCGCTTGACGTGCTCGGAACCCAGCTTGGCCTGCTCGGCGGCGATGTGCGCCTGCTCGGCCTTCGCAGCCTCGACCTCAAGTTTGGTGAACGCGCCCAGCAGCTTCTCAAGTCCCGCCTGCGGAACGCCGCACTCGTGCAGCACCGGCAGCACGGCCTGCGCCAGAGGATCGGTCGGGTCGAACTGGACCGGCTTGCCGTCCAGGCCGACAATGTCCTCGCTCAGTTTGAGTTCATACTTGTCAGCCGCGGCCGGCACGCCCTCGCGGCGGGCGAGTTCAGCGGCCTCAAGCTCGGCGAGACGGGAGAAAGCCTCAGGCTTCACGCCAGCGGCATCGTCCCAGTAGGTGTCCGGCAGGCCGTCCGGGCGCGCCGGCGCGGCAGGAGCCTCCGGCGCGGCAGCCATAACAGATGCCTCAGGCGCGGGGGCGGCCGGTTCGACAACTGCGGGGGCGGGTGTTTGGTCCGTCATAATCGGAACCGTGAGGTCGTGGGCGGCGAGCTTCAACGCACGGGGCTCATGGTGTGGGTGTGCCCTTGGCGATCAGTTTCTGGACAATCCGGCGCGCACCCTCGGCGTCACGCAGGGCGGCCTCGCTGCACCCCAGGGGCGTCGCGTCGCTGACCTCGTCCATCAGCCAGTCAAGGATGCGCTGACCATCAGCACTGACCAGCATGTGCCGGCGGACCACGGACTCAATCGACTCCTCTTGCGAGGCGATCGAGGAGGGCCGTGCGTTGGCCGCACGGAGACGGTCGAACCTACGCGCCCCCGACATCTGGCATGCCTCCGCCCTGGGCCATCATCTGAGCGGCCTGCTCGGCCATGATCTGCTCGTCGGACTTCATGACGATGTGGCGTTCCTTCGCCGTGGCAATCAGGTTCTCCATCGTGGCCTTGGCGTCGACCGGCACACCGACCTGCATGGCGCCGCCGATGCTGGCAGCCATCGACAGTACCTGACCCGTCAGGTTCATGTCCTCGAGATCCTTGGCCTTGGACAGCGGGCTGATCGGCCGGCAGTTCACGACCTTGCCGCCCTTGAGCTTGACCTCGGGCAGCACGCCGCGCTTGGCGAGAATCCACGCCACGCGCTCGATGATCGGCAGCACCCACTCACGCACGCAGCGGTCGCGGGGCAGTTCCTTGCGGCGGGTGTTCCACGCCTTCTCGTCCATCCACTGACCCAGCGTCGGCGGCGTATCGCCGGGCTGCTCGGGACGGTCCTGGTAGCAGGCGCGCTTGATGCCCTTGCGCATCTCGTCGGCGGCGAAGAACGATGCATCGAACCGCACGTCCGGCAGGAAGGCCTCGGGCGACTTGGAGCCGGGCGCGCGGGCAAAGCCCTTGCCGGGCTCCATGCCGCCGTCGAAGTTGGCGAGGCCGTCTTCCTCGTAGGAGAACGCCGGATCGATCGTGCGGCCCAGCCCCTTCAGGTTCAGGTACGCAAGCTCATCCAGCACGCGAGCGCGCGGCGTCGCCTTCTTGAACGGGCCGGGGCCCCACGCGGAATCGGCCTGCTGGCGAAATCGGCAGGTGATGATCGGGCAGGAGCCGGCCCCCTCGTAGGTGAGGTTCACCCGCTCCTTGTCGTCGACGAAGATCCGGTAGCTCCACCGCTCAACGCCCGGCGTCGACCAGTCGCGGTCGCAACCCTCGACGATCCGCTGCTTCTTGTCCTTGCCGGCACCAGTGAACGCGGGGAAAATATTTCCCATTGACGCGCCCCAGAGCATGTTCTGCTCCGCCTGCGTCAGCTTCATCTCACGCCACTTGCCGGTCACGGACCCGTCGGGGCCGCGCTCCATCAGCAGGTCGGGAATCTCAATGGGCTGGAAATGCAGCGGGTTCAGCGGACCCATGTCCGACAGGGCAACCGCCATCGCCGATACGCCCCAGTATGCGAAGCACTCCTGGGCGGCGTCCCAATAGTTTGAACGCTCGATCTCGGCGAACACGGCGTCGCCGATCGCGGCAAGCTGTGGCGCGATCTCGCGCTTCTGACCCTCCGACAGGTCGTCCGCCGGCTCGAACATCACCCACCGCTCATGGCGCGGGGTGAAGGTCGAGATCATGTCCGACGCAAAATCCTCTGCAACGATCTCAAGCTCGTTGTCGAACTGGTCGTCCTGCTCCTCAATGCGGAGCGAGGTGTCGGATCGCTCGTTGCACCGGCGATAGGTCGGCAGCGCCAGGCGCAGCGTCTCATCAATCCATGTGGCGTGGCGCGCCTTGTCCTGCTTCGCCGCGGCGATGCGGGCGAGAATCTGCTTGGCGGTGGTCATCAGTACATGGCCGAGAGGCTGCGACTGAACTGGCTGAAGCGGTTGGCACCGCCGCCGGCTCCGCTTGTTGGCGCTCCGCTTCCGAAGGCGAGGCCGCCAGACCCTCCGCCTCCGCCGCCTGCCGACGGCCCGCCCACGATCGGCACCGAGCCGCCACTGCCGCTGCCGGGCAGCGCCCCGAAGCGGCGGTTACGCCGGCCGGTCGCACCCAGCAGCCAGGCTTGGGTCTCCTCGGTGCGCGCGTTCTCAGCCCGAGCTTGCTCACGCTCGCGCGCGGCTTTCGTGGCCGGATCTTCTTCGGGAAGCGTGACCTTCGGAGTCCTCATGCCTGCCTACTCTCGAACGCGGGTCGCGCACCTTGAGCAATCAGATCGCGGTAGAAGGCCTCCGGTCTCAACGCACGAGACCGCGCGCCGACCAGATGTGCGACCGCCGGCGTGCACCAGAACCCCAAGCGCAGCCCCGGATCATCAGGCTCGCCGGCTGGCTCGAACGCAACGATGCGGCGGTTGTCGGGCAAGGCCGCGATCCATGCGTCCATCTGACTGGGCGTCAGTATGCGAATGAGCGTGCGCGCGGTGGTGACGTCGTACAGCAGCCACGCAGCCTGGTCGGCGCAATAGCCAAACGCGGCGACGTGGCGGAAGCCGGCGCGGCACAGGCCCGACCACCAATACCGCCGATCGCCGTCGTAAAAGGCGACATACCAATGGGGCGGCATGCCGGAGAGGGCGCTGCTGGCGTCGATCATCGCCGGGCCCGGAACAGCGGCGCGCGCGAGCCTCGGTCGAACACCCGCGCCTGCACCTTTGTCTGGACCGCGGCGGTGTTGCGGCCCGCCCCAAACAGCAGGTTGCCGCCCTCGCCCATGCCTAGCAGGAGGTATTGGAACGCATCGGCCGTGTGGCTGTATTGGTTCTTGACGACGTCGTCAGAAACGAACTCGCCGAATGAGGACTTGGTGACCTTGAACTGGTAGCCGCCGCTCAGGCCCTGCACCAGCATGCGGCAGCCGGGGTCGATCATCAGCGCCTGGTAGCCGTCGACCTGTCGCTCGAGCAGGCTGTCGACCACCTCCTTGCGCCCACCGACCTTGGAAAATCGGTTGGCTCCTGGGGCCGGACGGACCGGCATGCCTTGCTGGCGGAAAATGTCGAACGGGGTTTGCTCGTCGGTCTGCGACCGGATGGCGCTGCCAGGGTCGCCGATGAACTTGACGCGCGCCAGGTCGAGCCCGCCGAAGCGGCGCAGGATCTCGCGCTTGACCACGGGGGCGAAGCTCACCGCGCCGACACCCTCAGCGTAAAGCTCACCCAGCACGAAGACGCGGCCACGGATCGTCTGGCCAAACACGACTGCCGGCGTCAGGCCGAAGTCCATGCCGACATACAGCTCCAACTCGGGATTGAACTTGAGCGCGTTGGGGCTGACGTGGCTGTTGCGCTCGCCCTCCCCGCGGAACAGCGGGTGCACCGCCTTGCCCTTCATCTGGCTGGCGGCAATGTTGCGGCAGTTGGCGTCGATCCACTGGCGCGTCACCCCGTGGATTTTCTTGGGGTAATAGTCCGGGCGCAGCCAGCGCAGGTTCTCGGCGCCGGGGTTGACGCAATACTCGACCTCGTCGCCCGGATTCAGCGGCTCCAGCCCGGAGGCTTTCAGCGCATCGTCCAGCACCAGCAGCGCCGGCGGCTGCACATACAGGCACCAGCCCGGCGGGCGTCGGTGTTTCTGCACGTCGTCCGGCGTGAAGTGGTCCGGCACGGGTGCCTTGCCGAACATGATGGGCGCCCAGTGCAGGCTCTCAGGCGCGTTCATGTCCGCGATGCCGCCGGACCAGTTGCACCCGCCGTTCTTGACGGATGGGTAGCGGCCGCAACGCGACAGCCCCTCGGTCACCAGCATCAGGCTGATGTACTGAAGCTCGTTGAAATAGATCCCGGTCAGCTGCAGTGAGCGCAGCTTCTTGACGTCGTCGTCCTTGTCCAGCGCAAGGAAGATGAACTCGGCCTCCATGTCGCCGTAGCGCATGTGGTAGGTGAACGGCGGCGACCACGACATCTCGCCAAACCCGCCCTGCGCCTCAGTGCCCTCTGGAAACAGGTTCACGAACGAGGGGATCGTCGTCGTCTTCAGTTCAGGGAAGGTCGAGCGGACGATGGCGAAGCGGGAGCGTCGGACCTTGTCGCCCTGCGGCGGCTGCTGGCTCGCGTGCCGGAACAGCCGCATGATCGCAGCGTCCGTCTTGCCTGAGCCGATCGGCCCCTGGATGATGTCGAACTCACTGTCCGCAAGCAGGAACGCCGACAGGATGCGGCCATCAGGCTCAAAGCGGATCGGCTCGCGCGGTGGTTGGGATGCTGCCTTGCGGGCCATGCGTGGAGAAGGCGCGGCGGGGCGGCGGGCCTCAACGCACGGCGGTTAGGCGACCTTCACTATCAGAGCTGCCGAGTTGCTGGTCGAGGCGCTGAAACTTGTCGGGGACACACCCGTCAGGTCAGGCCACGTCCCGAATGCCTGCGTATAGGTCAGGTTCGCACCGCCGAGGTTGCCAGCGACAGCCAGCGCGAGAGTCGGGGAGCCGAGGACGTTTGCCCCCAGAGCGCCGGCCGGGTTCGGGCCGAGGAAGATAGCAGAGGCACCCGACGCATCCACGTTCACGGCCTGCCAATAGGTGCCAGCAGGCAGGGTCACATCAGCGCCGGTAATGTCTGCGCTCAGTCGGCCCGCCGTCGTGGTCGAGATGCTGCCAATCGAGGCGAGAACAGCGCCCGGCGTGTTGGTCGCCGGATTGTTGGCATAGATCGCCAACTGGAACAGGCCCGAGGCCGAACCGATTGCGAGGGCTGCGCCAAGCTCCGAAATCTTCATCGGGCGATGGACCTCAAACGGCGAGGCGCGGATCAGGCCGGCCGTCGTTGCCGTGCCCTGGGTCACGCCGCCGCAGCGTACCAGCACATAGTTTCCAACGACGGGCGCGACAGGAACGAACGCGGGCGGGGGCGTATAGGCGGGCAGCATCCTAGTTCCCCGTCACATAGACGACGTCGTTGGGGGTGCCGATAATGAACACGGCGCTGGCGTTGCTGACCGGCAGGCTGATGGCTGCACCGGCAGGCAGCGCCCAGCCGTTGCCGGTGCCGTCGTCGGTCGCGGTAACGCCAGAGGCCCCGACGAACACCTTGCCGACGTTCGTCTCCTTGGCGCGGAGGACAAGGCCGTTCACCAGCGCCCGCGCCGTCAGCGCAACGGCACTGGCGGTCACAACCTGCTGGTCGGAATAGGCGCTTGCGGCAATGCCGGCAGGTGTGCCGTCCTCGCCTACAACGACAACCGCCGGCACGCGGGACTTGACCGTGTTGCCGGTGCGCTGCTCGACCGAGTCGACCTCGAACTCGGCTCCGCTGGCGCTTTTGTAGAGGGGCATAGGTGTCTCCGGTCGCGATACTTCATCGCACCACGCCGCAGACCGCCATCACCCTCAACGCACCGTCAGTGAACCCAGCCGTTCAGGTGCGCCATCTCGTGACGAAGGAGCTTGCCGCAATAGGCATCCTGCGCGGGCGTGCAGTGCGGCATGACGATCACGCGCCTGGGCATGAAGGTGCAGGCCATGATGATGTCGCGGGCCGGCAGGGATGCGCCGCCGCAGGCGCCGTGCACCTGATGGGGCGTGCCGACGATGACGACGAACGGGGCGTCGGGGGCGCGGTCGTATTGCGCCGGCGGTGCCTCGACCGCTTCAGGGCTCGGCACAAAGATCCGGACGTCCTGCATGGAGGCGGAGGGGCCTGACATGGTGGGTGCGAATGTGACAGCCAAGGCTGCAATCAGGGTTTTCAGCATGCGCCCCTCCTGCATGGAGGAGGCGTCCGGGCTGGCCTGCGCTCAACGCACGGGGCGGTGAAAGCCAATGGGGACGCATTGCGAGGCGGCATCCTCCTGCGCCTTTATGGCCCTGCCGATCTGAAAGGCGCGGTGAGCGGCGGGGCTTACGGACCTGAACCGCGGCGGCTCCTCCTGCCCGCTCAGTTCACAACTGGAACCAACCTCAAACCACGGCAGCCAGTCTTCGTCGTCCCAGTCGTCCATCAGCCCATCTCCGGGTCGCGGTCATCCAGCGTGCCGGGGTCCGGCCGCAGGTCGGTAGCAGATCTCGGGAACGGGCGGCCAAGGCGCGCGGCCCATCGTGCGCGCTTGGCGGAGGCGCGCTTGTTCTTGGCCAACTGCTCGGCCACCCAGGCCACATGCTCGGGCGCGCCGGGGGTCATGCCGCCTCCAGCATTGCCGCTCCCACGGTGTACCGTTCGATCTCGCCGTAGTCCTCGTGATAGACAACGCAGCGCGTGTCGCGGAGCGAGCGGTAGCCCTTGAAGGCGTGGTAGGGGTCCTTGCCGGCCAGTGTGCGCAGGCTCTCGACCCTGACACCCTGCACCTCCTTGACGACGTCGTGGTGGATATGCCCGGTCGAGATGTAGCGGAACTCTGTCTGCCCCCAGTCAACCGGCCGGTCGACCGCCATGAGCAGGGGCAAGTCCTGCATCTTCACGCGGTCGCCGTGGTGCGCGCCAAGCAGGCATTTGCCAAAGCGGAGGTAGCGGAACACGGCCGGAGACAGGTCGATCTCCACGCGCGGCTCGTTGTCGAAGTAGAAGGCGAGAGCCAGGGCAATCGCCGCGGATGATTCAGGGTCGTGATTGCCTTCAAGGAACCAGACCACGACGCGGTCGTGTCGTTCAAGCGCACGCAGGATGACGTAGCGCCATGCCTCCGCCGACTTGAGCAGGGCGTGCCGGAAGCCGCGATTGTCGACGTCCAGCGGGTTCTTGTGTTGCGGCGTCAGGTTGGACCCGTCGTTCGCGTGCATGGCGTCGCCAATCACCTCGACGATGCAGGTCTCAGCGGCGGGGGCCACCTGCACGAGCCGGTCAATGCCGGCGCGCGTGATCCGGTCTGCCTCGTCCAGGTCAAACTTGTCGCCACCAGCCTCGGGGCCCGACTCCATGCCGAAGTGTGGATCGCCAAACTTGTAGCTGACCAGCATGCTTTTGATCGTGTACGCGGGCACCGGCACCATCGGCGAGAGGCCGCGGGCGCCAAGAGACAGGTGCTCGATCCACTCGCGCAGCATCTCGGCCTGGCGCTCTTTGTCGGGCTCGGAGATGACCCACCCGCCGGCAGGCGCGCCCTCTTTGTCAAACCGGGCAGATCGGCGCTTGACCGTGAAGCCCTCAGGCGTGGGGTGCCGCATGTTGTCAGAGTTTGGAGCATACCCCCCGACCGCCGCACGCGCCCGGATCTGGGAGATCAGGCGGCGGAAGTTCCGCTCGTCCGTGTTCAGGTGCTTGGCCGCATGAGCCATGCTGCGGATGTCGATCAGGGCCTGAACGCACTCGCGCTGACGCTCCGTCTCGCAGAACGCCAGCAGCTCCTCCGTCGGGATCGCGTCCTGCGGCGGGGTGAACCTTAGGCCGGTCATCCGCACAGCCCCTTCGTCGTCCGGGCTCTCGCCTCATTCTCCCGGCCCCAGTCCAGCACCTCGGCGACCCACCCCAGCAGTTCGCGGGTCGCGTCGCGCTCGGCATCAGTAACGGGAGCAACAACGCCGGCGCCGTCCGGCAACCCCGGCTCCGCCCGGACCTCAGTGCAGAGGCTAGGCGGAAGGAGCGGCGGGCTGGAGGGCTTCGCGCAACTCGCCAGCAGGAACAAGCTCGCGCACAGCGCAGCCTTGGGGGTCAACATGGGTCGGCCTCTCGATGATGGTCTCGATGCGCCGGGCCGACTTGCGGGCCTCGTTCACGCGGGACAGGCACTGGTCGGCCTGGATCTGCGCATCCGCCATTGCAGTGTCGCGGTACTCACGCAGCAGTTTCAACTCGGCATTGGCAACAGCCAGCGCCGCCTTCAGTCGATCAGCACGGAACGTCTGCACGCCCGTCGCCAGCACCGCCACAGCCAGCAGGGCAAGCAGGGCGCGGGTCACTTGGCGAGCTCAAAGTGGGGTGAATCGGTCTCACCCTTCTCGCGGGCCCGGCCGTCCTGATCCCAGTCGCCACCCCAGCGGATCTTCACGCCCAACTGCTGAGCGGCCTCACGCATCGCCCGCGCGACCTTGTCAAACTGGCCAGGGTCTTTCCAGTCATACGGCTCCGGCAGCAGGTCGACCGCGCGGCCAAACCCATCCGCCTGCTTGAAGTGGTTGGACTTCAACGTCCACGTCACCTTCTTGCCCGGCTTGGTGCGCCCCTGCGCATACAACTCGGCCTGACGCTCCGGCGTGCGGACACCCTCAATCACCATGAAGTCAGCAGGGCTGATCTCAATGGCGCGAGCCACGACCGCAACCATGTCAGGATGCACACCAGCAAGGTTCCGCTTGGAGCGGTCGGACAGACGGTACGGCATCACGCCACCCCCCGGATTTTCTCAATCGTCTTCAAGCCCAGCATCGCCGCGCAGAAGGTGAGCCAGGCGACAAGGTAACCCTCGGCCATCGGCTTCTCGATCGCGGGGCCAATCACGCCGGCGTAGGCCAGACCCACCACCACGACCCAACCAGCAGACGGACGCCACAGGCGGTCAAACATCTGCCATGCCCAGTGCGCCCGCATGGGGTGATCCGGCAGTGCAGTGTGGTCAGTCATCGGGCGCGCTCAATGCGGTCAAGCTGCTTCTGCATCGCCTCTGTCCGCTCATCCAGCCGGGCAAGCGTCCCGTCCTCCAGCGGCGTAACCGCGCGCTCAAGGGTGGAGACGCGCTGGTTGATCCCACCACCCCAGAAGACCAACGTCGCGGCCTGAGCGACCAGCGCAACAATCACGCCAATCATGGCCCAGTTCAGCTTGCGGGCATCAGAGTGCAGGGTCACAGGCATGCCTCAATGCGGGTGGTCACAGCGCGCGTTTGCATCCCCGCACCTCGCCCAGCAGGCCGCGCGCCCTCAACGCACAAGGTCATTCCGACATCACGAAATGGATCGCACCCGCCGGCACTCCAAGACCGGCAGGCGCGCCCGGCAGGATCTCGAACTCCCCGGCCTCGCCAACCACCAGCCACCGATCGTTGATCTTGGCCCCGTCGTCGCCTTCACCCATGACCCACAGCGACTGGCCCGCAGCAACCTGATCCGCCATCATCGTCGGGTCGCCAACCAGCACGCGCTGTATGGCCCCCGTCGCCGTCTCAACCACCATCGCCCGGCTCATCGCTTGCGCTCCGTCACACTCAGGAACCTCGAGGACGCCGTCGCCGTGGAGAACGTCGCGACAGATGTCTGCGTGGTCAGTTGATACAGGTAACTCCCAGCAGCCGGCGCATCCGTCACCACCACCGACTGCCAGCCAAAGGCAAAGTCACCGCCTGTCGCCTCAACGACGAAGTCCCAGATCAGCGTGCCCTGCCGATAAAGCCGCAGCGTAATGTCGATGTCCCCACCCGCCGGGTGCCAGACGTTCATGTAGAAGCTGAAAAAAACCTCCAGGTTCTCGCCCGTCGTCGTGAACGTCACCCCCTGGCAGTTCTGCTCCGTCGTCGACAGCGTCTGCGCCGTGTCCTGAAATGCCGACAGGTAAGCCGACGCACCCGCCAACTCGATCGCAGCGGTCTCAACCACCGCTGTGTTCAGCCCCGATGCGCTCGTCAGCTTAGAGCCGTCCGTCTTGGCCAGAAAATCCTCGACGCGCTGGTTCTCGACCTTGATGCCCGTGAAGTTCTCTTTCCCCTGCAGAGTGCGGCGGAGCTTGCGAGCAGTTTCGTCAATCTCAACCGGCAAGCTCGTCGGTATGCCGCGGCGAACAGTGGTCATGGGCGTTTCCGGGGGCTGAAAAAAAAATGAGGTCCGGCTTGGAAAAAATGCGGGGGTGACACCTGTCGGGTCCGACACCCGCCGCGATTACCCCCCCCCCCCCGGCCCCCCGGCCTGGGCGGAACCTGCCCGGCGATGCGAGGCGCCCGGCAGGGGGCCGATCGGGAACGGGCGCCCCCAAACGGACGGCCGTTAACCGGGGGCACTAGGGGCCTATCCATCGTCCGACTCATCGCATCCAACTGCCCATGAGTTGGACGTGTCCGGCTGAATCGGTTGATACGCCGGGGCTTCTATGACGCCGGGCATCTGACTAGCAGGCAGATGCCCTATGCCTTGCGCCGCATTGACCACGATTTGCACAAGGGTCCGGGCCGTAGCGTTAGGGTCCGCACCCTTCGCGCCAAGCTCGCCTGCAGCCTCTAGGAATACTCGGTTCGCCTTTAGCCGGACGTCCTCCGAGCACGCGGAGTCGGCCAACTGGGCCACGTTCAACCACGCCTTGGACGTCCGAGACTCCAACCACGCGTGTTTGACAGAGGAAAGGAACGCCCGAACGTGAGGCTTTTTCATCGCCACGTTGAGACTGTGCGGCGTCATACCGGCACGGCGGGCGGCATCTTGTTGCGATAGCCCCTCTGTCACAATGAGGGTGCAAGCCTCTTGCAATCGCGGCCTAATCTGTGGCGCGCGTGCAATCGCAACGGCCGCCCTCGCCTTTTCGTCAATGATCGGGTGCGCATCGGCGCTCAACGCGTGCAATCCCGCTTAGGCGCCGGAACCGCGCCGATCGACTGGGCAAGCTCTGCAGGCATGAGCACGAGGGCGATCCCGGCCGTCTCGAGCCAAACCTCCGCCATGAATGAAAGGGCGATCTCGCCAGCAGGTGAAGCGTCGGACGGCGGATCAATGGTGATCCGGGCCCTGTAACCGTGTTCCGCTTTCGTCACGTAGCGATCGGACCATCCAGCTCGCCCGTCGAATTGCTCGCACGTCTCATTGCTGGCGATCCGGTGCGCGCGGAGGAGGCTGGCGATATCGGCGCGCGAATGAACGATGACGGGGCCGGTGATCCGATAGGCCTGGTCCGCATACCGGACGGGGCGCGCCTCCGCCGCCGGTTCTATCTGTTCGCAATGGTTCATCGTCACCCCCTGTAAACGGGGCGGGATCAGTGACCGGGGCGCGCCAACGCAAGGTCAATATGCGGGTTGCGGGTTAGCGGCTGGTAATCGCTTTTTGTCGAGTGAGGCGATCGAGTGAGGACGGGGGAGTATATACCCATCCCCTTATCGTTTATCGATATATATATACCCCCCCCCTATGAATCCTCACTCGCTCGGTTTTAGAGAGAGAAGGTGCTGGATTGATTGAGGAATCTGGAAATATCGAGTGAGGATTCACGAGTCCTCACTCGACCCCACTTGCCCACGCTGCAGGTGTGAGCTGGCCGCTTTGCAACCCTAGACTATCCAAGTGAGGATCGAGTGGGGAAGGTTGAATCCTCACTCGGTTTTCCCGTCGGCGTTGAAAGTATGGGCAATGTGAATGAGGGGGATTGACGGGGCCTGATATGTGCTGGCATATACGGGGTGTCAGCCCCGATGCGGGGCGCCTGAAATGGAATGAGACGATGCAAGTGCTGACTATCGAAAGCGCAAAAGCCTATGTCACCGATTGGCACGCCCGCGGCGGCGAGACGGCCGACATTGAAGGCGCGGCGATTTTCGCCAGTGACGACGGGATTGAGATTGTCCGTCTCAATGTGACCGTGACGACGGATCAGGGCGGCGCCTATGTCGCGGCCTGGGACGTTTGGAGCGAGCCGCTCATGGGCGGCGCTCTTTATGGGGAGTGCTAGGTTATGGCATACGATCTCTTGAACGCCGATTGCGCATACCGCCGCCGCTATCTCGGCACCTTCGCCACTATTGCCGATGCCCTGCAGGCTATCCCGTTCCCGCTCGTTCAGTCCGACTATGACGCGGACCACGATGCGGCCGACGCCTTCGCCGCTAACGGATCGCTGTATGTTGTGGAGCGGGCGCAATGACTCCCTTCGCCGATATGACGCCCAACGCCCGCCTGGGCTGGCTGCTATGGGCTCGCTCGCATGACTGGGGGCGCCGGGCGGTAATGAGCGAGGCGGGCGTAATGTCCGGCCTTTGCTGCAGCGTCTCGCATCGTGACGGGAGCGAGACTTTTGAGCGGCCGACGTTCACGGCGCCGGGCGCGATGAAAGCCTGGGCGGGGTATTGATTATGACAGCTTCAATCTCCGCCCGCGCGCCTCGCTATTGCGCCCCGTTTGATCCCGCACCGTTCAACGCCGACGGTGCCGACGCTCGAGCCCATGGCTATGGCTTGGATCGCAACCCCTACACCTGGGACGCTGCAGATCGCGGCGAAGAATCGCAGGCGAACCGGGTTAAGCGGCTTGCATGGGAAAGGGGCTGGTCTCTCTCAATCCCCATGGGCGCCGCCGGTTCGCTTATCGCGCCGGGCGCAAAGGGACTGGGAGTCGTGGTGATCGGCGAGCCGCACCGTTTTTGCGGCAAGAGCGCGGATGACTTCACGCCATGGACGGGCGTGGCGGTTCGCTTTGTCCCGACGGGCGGAACCGGTGTCGTCAACGCCCACGCGGTCGCCTGGGAGTTCACCCGCTAAGCCGACGCTCTAGTTTCCGGCCGTCAATGGCGGCCGGTTTCTTGAACGCCAGTGCGTTCTGTTTGCCCAGTCTGGGCGCCTATTGGAGAGATTGATATGCGTGCATGGATCGGTTGCCTTGCCAGTTATAACAACGGCCGCCTAGTCGGCGACTGGTGCGACGTCTCGACGGACGCGGACGAAAACGCGGCGATGATCGCGTCCGCGCTGGCGAAAGGCACGCCCGGCGCGGAGGAACACTTTATAGCTGACTATGAGGGCCCGAAGGCCGTCACCTATCTGCTAGGCGAATATGCGAGCGCCGCCGCCCTAGCCATTGCTGCAGCCTTTGAGGAAAGCGCCGAGTCGCTTGGCGATCACGCGGAACCGGCACTTGACGCATATACGGACAACGTCTGTCCGCAACGGATTGACGACCTGGACTCCGTCGACGTCGCCGACTGGTGGAATGATTGTTACGCGGGCGAAGGCGACACCCTCGCCGACTGGGCCGAGTCCTATCTTGAAGAAACCGGCTTTCTTGAAGGCGTCCCGGACGACGTGGCGCGCTATTTCGATTTTGAGGCATGGGCGCGGGATATGCGTCTAGGCGGCGAGATCTTCACCGTCTCGAGCGCAAGCGCCGGGATCATCGTTCTTCACTCGCGCTAACCGCCCCGATTTCCCGCTCGCATCACGCGGGCGGGTTTGCCGGACGGTTAGAGTCCGCATTGCCCAGACTGGGCGCCGAAAGGAAACGCTATGACACACACAAATTGGCCCGGAATGTCCGGCCCGGCATTGGCGGCCGTTCTTGATCGCCTCGCCGAAAATCTCGCACAAGGCCGCCCGTCAACCGCATATCAGCGCGACGCATTGGCGGAGGCGATTGAGCGGGCCCGCGAGTCGGAGGCCGGACAATGAGCCCCGCCCTCAAACTCTATCAGGCCGCCGAATCCGGCGCCGGACAACCGGGCGCGCGCAAACGCTGGCGCGTGGCCTGTCATGCCCTCGCCCCCCTTGTGACGGACAAGGCCGCCCGGCAGGCCTTTGAGACCGCCCAGACGACACACAAGCGCGCCGACTGGCGCATAGCGGCCAAAGCCCTTGCAAACGCCCTGCAGGGCATCACGCCCGCACCGGCGCCGGTGAAGCCGGAGCGCGCCCCTATGTCCCTTTGCGAGTTTCTGTCACGGGCGGGCGGCCTTCGCGATACCGGCGGCGATCTGCAGGCAATGGGCGCGCATCTATGGCACCGTCGCGGCGCATTCCGGCGCAAGCTAGTGACGGATCAGGGGTTGGCGCTCGACTATGCGGCCGATCTCGCTTGCGAGCGCGGCTATGTGTCCGGCTATGCGTCGCCGTCACTGGGCATGGGCGCGGATCGGGATGACGAATTGCACCGTCTGGGCGTTGGTGCCCTGTTAGAGGCGATTGAGCGCGAGATCAGCGGAACGCCCTGCTATCCGGCCGAGTCGGACTGGGCGCCATACGTTGAACCGGAACCGGAGGATTATGACTCGGTCTATGCGGAAACGTGGCCGGAGGATGCGCCGATTGTTGAGCCGGTTCGCACAATCCGATTCGTTGACGCTATGACGGGCGCCGAGTCCCATACCCTGCAGGTGCGGTGATGAACCTAGCAGCCTGGGCTATGCGCAACGACTCGGAGGCGGTTAACCCCGCCTCCGAAACTGTAACCCTAGCCGACGGCGCGGCGGATCAATCCCTGATTCCCGGTGTCGCGGCCGTCCCTCTAACCGCTCGCCAACTCGCACAAGAGCGCGCCCGGCGCGAGGCAAGGCGAGGGGCTGCAGGCTTGCCTTGTGGCGGCCTATGGGATGAAACGGCCATGAATCAGGGGAGTCTGTTTTGACGATCACCACGCCCGCCGATCTAAAGGCCGCGCGCCTCCGCCTGGGATGGTCCCTCCGCGATATGGCGCGCGCCTTGCGCCTTGCCCAGGTCGAGACAAAGGGGCCGGACCGCGTGCGGGATATGGAGTCCGGCGCCCGCGACATATCCGGGCCCGTCACAGTGTGTGTTGAGGCATTCCTAACCGGCTTCCGGCCGGACGGTTGGCGCAATGAATAGCCCCGCCCGGCGCAAGGCTGCAGCCGCCCATGAATCGAAGCTACAGGGCGAGGGGTGGCGCAAGGTCACGTTTCGCGCCTCGCCTGATATGGCGGCCGATCTCGACTCCCTGATCGCCCGGCATGGCACGCTGCAGGCCGCGATCCGGGCCGCGATCGCCTGCGCGCGCGCACAGGACTCGCAGCCTGACTGAACCGCGCGTGCCGGCGCGAACCGTGATCAGAAAACCAAGGCCCGACTGGTGAAATCACCGGCCGGGCCTTTTGCTTGGGCGGAAACTGATCGCGAATCAGGACGCGCCGGGAGACGGCCGCTCGACGGACACGCGATACGACTTGATCTTGTGCCCCCCTGCCGGCGGCTGATCCTCGCGCCGGTCCAGATCCCCGCCATCGACAAGGCCGTCCAGCATGTCGCGCAACTCCTTTGCCTTCAGCCGGTTCTTGAGCGACTGGGATATTTCCCGGAACGTCATCCAGCCGCGCCCCTGCAGCGCACGAATGACACGCTGCGCCTCGCCCTGGTGCTGCGTCTCGGCCATATAATCCGAGGCCATCTCGACCGTCTGTTCCGCGGACCACCGTGCGAGCGCGATACCCCAGTCCATGTCCTCGAGCGTGACCTTTGCCGCGGCGCCGTCGCGACCGATCGCCCTGATCGTGGCCATGCGCTGCGCCATCTCCGCCGAGCGGGTGAAGAACACCGCGTCCTGCTCGCGCCGCTCACACTCCTGCCCGAATGCCATGTAGGCCTGGTGCGCATACTTGTCGTCCCAAGGCACAACGATCGAGGGGCCGTCCGAGGCGGAGTTGTGCGAGGTGGCGCGACTGAGCGGAGGCAGGGACGCAACGATCGCGACCAGCCCGTCAACGATCGCATCCGGCACGGCGGTCTTGTCCAGCAGCGGCTCGCGCTCCTCAACACGGGCGTGCGTCGAGAAAATCAGAAAGCGATTGAGGAAGCCGTTGAACACGTCCGCGCCGTCGAGGTTGGCGAAGAACTCCTCGTGCGTGGACACGCCGTAGATCGAGAGGGCGGGTGAAAAGATCGGCTCCCCTACCCTGCCCGCCCATTCAGGCGTGGCCATCGTGTCGAAACTGGAGCCCCAGGCCGAGCGCAGGGTGCGGGTGATCGCCTTCTCATGCGGCGAGGCCTTGCGCCCATTGATCCGGCCGAGATAGCCGCCGAACTCGTCAATGCAGGTGAGCGTGAGCGGCTGGCGATTGAGACGCGAGACCAGCGCCGACATGGACATGAACTCGCCGGGCCCGACATGCGCGCCGAGCGTTGCCGCACGCAGCACGCGGTCGATCGCCTTGAGCGGGTGATCCTTGGCCGCGCCAGACGGTGCCAGAAACAGCCCATACAGGTGCGTTCCGGTGCGTGTAGGGCCCGAAAACGTGCGTCCTGCAGCCGTTCCGACGATCTCAAGCGCCGCCATGAGCGCGCCGGCACGCTGAGGCTTGCGCGCCGTATCGCAGATCCAGTCCGTGATCGAGCCGACAAGGCCGGGTGCGCGGGTGAGCGCGTCGGGAAGCTCGGAGGTGGGCGTTGCGGGCGGGGCGTCTGCGTATTCAGGGTGCTCGACCTTGAGCCGGTCCATAGCGGGCGCGACCACCGTGTCCGCGAACTCCTGCAGGGTGATAACGGGCACGGGGCGCAAAGGCTCAGGCAGGTCGTCGTTGCCCACCGTCGGCATATCGAGCGCGATCACCACGCTGTCATCCTTCAGGCCCAGTCGCTCACGCAGCCAGTCCGTCGCCGCCGCTTGCTCGCAGTCCCGAGCGGCCATCACCAGGTCGATCGCCGAATAGGTCTCGTTCGTACCAAAATCCTTGATGCCGTCGCGCTGGATCGAGAGGTTGCGCTTGCGGTCCGGGTTCGCCTGCCCGGTGCTGGACGCCCGCCATGTAGCGACCGCCTCAAACCCGCCGCGTGCAGGCCTGCATCCGTACAGGTCGAGCGCCGGCACCCACTGGTCTAGGTGAGAAAGCGCCGCCGCCTTCGTCTCAGACCAAATGTCATCGGGGTCGATCTCGCCGCAACGTGGGGCGCGCGGCGCACGATCCTTGCCGGCCGACACACGCTCCCGCGACCACCCGCACACCTCCAGCGCCTCCTCCAGCGCCGTCATGTCGTCATCTGTCAGGACGGGCAACTCGTCCGCGCGCACGGGCCCGGCCAGCCAGACGTAGGGCTTGCCGGTTTCCGGGTGGATCGACGGCGGCACGACGGTCTGGCGCGTGTCGAACCCGGTCAGGCGATCGAGCAGGCGCCCGTCGGGCCCGTCGTACGAGGCGGTCTTCAGCGTCTTGGGTGCCAGATAGAACCGGCTCTCGCCCTTTGCGCCACGCTTGACCATCGGACTCGCGGGTGCCGAGCGCAGCAGGGTGTCCAGCACGTCGGCGTCCTGGGCGTCAAAATCCAGAACGACGACGTGCAGATCCTTGCGCGCCACCGTGCCCATGAGCAGGCCGATGTTCGCGCCCGGCGCCTTGGCCCACAGCCCCAACTCGAACGCCGACGGCGTGGTGTCACGGAACCGTTGCCACTTGGACATGCCCTTCCAGCCGCCCGAGCGATACTCGCCGGGGCATTTCCCGCGACCCTGGTGCTGGGCCCAGTCCGCCGGGATCAGCGGCAGGACAGAGTAGCCGAGCGCCTGCAGGTCGGAGGCAGATGCGGAGAAGGGAGAACTCACCCCAGACCCCCCACCGGAATCGTCCACGCCGACACGATGCGGTCGCCCGCGGCCTTGTTCGCCTCATTGACGATGATCAGGCAGAAGGTGACGTACTCGTCCGCGGACAGGGTGCGCAGGTCGAACTTGCCCAGTGCGTCGAGGTGCGCGCCGCCGATCTCGGACGCGCGCTTGATGTCGTCGAGTGTGAGAAACTGCATCACTGAACCCCCACAATCTCATTGCCGACCAGCAGCACGCGCTTGCCGTCGGGCAGCGCCTCCCAGTATTTGACCTGCACCGGATCACCCTTGTCGGGCTTCACGTTCAGGACGAACTCACCGTCGCGTGTCATGTATCCGCCCGTGATCTTGGCGTTGTAGCGGGTCATGCGACGTACCTCCGCAGGGACCGCTCGTAGTCTTTGGGCTTGCCCGTCGGGCGATAGACGATCGCGCGGTGGCCGGCGCAGTAGCTTCCGTTGCCGTCAACCGGATTGCAGCACGCATCGCCGCCTTCGAGAATCCACGAGCACTCGTGCATGGTCCGCGACAGGAACGGTCGCGCGGCCATGATGTCGATGACGACCGGCACCACGACAACCGCCTCAACGCGCGCAGGCTTGGCCAGCTTCACCGGCTTGACCACCTTGAACTTCTTGACGCGCGGCGGCTTGGGCACCGCGCGCTGGCGGATGCCATACGATGCCGGACCCTCGCGCTTCAGGCCCATGCGCCACAGCCGCCCGCACACAGCGTTCCGGGTCATGCCCAAGTACATGGCGATCTCAGTCGCCGACTTGCCCTCTCGCCACAGATCGCGCGCGGTTCCCTCGTTCCAGCCGGTCATGCCGCGACCCTTTCCGCCACCCAGGCGCGCAGGTCGTCGGACAGTTGATAGGTGCCGGTCCCGTAGGAGTTGGCGATGCGGCCGGGCGCCTTGAACGACGCCAGTTTGCGGCGCAGTTGTGAGATGCCGACTTTGACGATGGGGAACTCAGGCCCGTCGCCGCCCGGATATTCATAGACGTTCGAGTAAACGATCGACTGCGACACGGGCCGCGACGTGTTCATGAACAGGGCGAGGATGCCTGCCTGCTTGGGCGTCAGGCCAAACTCCATGCGGAGGCGCGACTGGTAGTCGATACTGCCGGTCAGGCCAGCCAGTTGAGCGCGCAGGTACTCGACCTCAGCGCGGAGGGTTTCTTCGTTCGGCGTCATGCCGCTTGCTCCTGTGATTGAGTGAAGCGGCGGGACACAATGTTGTGCCACTTGCCGTTCTTTTGGATTCCAATGAAGGCGGGCTGCGAAAGCTCGCTCCAACGCACGAGGCTTTCCTCGACCGTGTCAGGCACCGGAAACTTCCCGCCATGCGCCTGCCACCACTTCTCGGCGCGGTATCGACCGGGCCCCGAATGCTGCAGGAGTATCCATTCGGGGTACGACATCAGCCCCGCCGAGTAGGTCACCCTGAGCGAATCCGGCGATCCGGCCTTCACGTGCCGACGCGCCATCCAGGTCACGACCGCGATCTCCTCCGGCGCCTGAGCCTTCAGATCCCGGCTGAGGATCGCGACGTCGTCCGCCTCCGCGTCATGCCGGGCCTTGTCGAGCGTCCATTCGTGGCCACAGAAAGCGCACGTCTGGGCGTTGAGCGCGGCGAGGGACTTGCAGGTGGGGCATTCCTTGGCGCGGACGTCCGAGATCTTCGCCGCGTCAGGCGCACCCTTCTTGCCGGGCCGCCGGTCGACGGTGAGCGTGTCGACGGGGCCGAGGCGACGTATCGTCCCCGTGTAATCCAAAACCAAACAGTCGGTCTTGCCGTCCGCCAGTCGCGTGCCGCGGCCGAGCATCTGCACGAGCAGGCCCGGCGAGAGGGTCGGACGCAGCAGCGCGATCATGTCGAGGCCGGGAGCGTCGAACCCGGTCGTCAGGACGTTGCAGTTAGTCAGGCACCGCAGCCGCCCAGCCTTGAAGTCGTCGATGAACTTCGACCGCGACCCGGCATCCGTCTCGCCGGAGATGACCTCGCACGACACGCCCTGCCGCACGAACTCGTCACGGACATGGTGCGCGTGCTTCACGCCGGCGCAGAACGTCAGCCAGGATCGACGCCCCTGCCCGTACTCGATGATCTCCGACACCGCGGCGCGGGTGACGACATCGTTGTCCGCCGCGGCCTCAAGCGCGCCGGAGACGAACTCCCCGCCCCGCTTGGCCACGGAGGACACGTCGATCTCAGTCGCGCCCCGCTTCGACACCAACGGCGACAGCCAGCCGTCGTCGATGCCTTTGCCGATGCCGTACGAATAGACGATCTCGTCGAACAGGCGATCGTTGCCGTCGTCGAGGCGGCCGGTGTCCATGCGGAACGGTGTGGCGGTGAAGCCTGCAACGCGCAGGTCCGGCCGCATCTCACGCAGGCCGGTGAGCAGCGCGCGGTACATGCCCTCGCCCGCCGACGGCACGAGATGCGCCTCGTCGATCAGCACCAGGTCGAACGCGCCCAACTCCTTGGCGCGGCGATACACCGACTGGATGCTGGCGAAGATGATCCGCTGCGAGGTGTCGCGCCGGCCGAGACCCGCCGAGTAGATGCCGACAGGGGCTTGCGGCCAGAGGGAGAGCAGCGCCTTGGCGTTCTGGGCAACCAACTCCCGCACATGCACGAGCATGAGCACGCGCATCTGGGGGTAGGCGCCCATGAGCCGCTGCGTCAGGTCGCCGATCGTCACGGACTTGCCGAGGCCGGTCGCCATGTCGACGAGGGGGTTGCCGCCGCCCGCGGTCCAGTAGTTGAGGACGGAGTCGATGGCGGCGGATTGGTACGGGCGGAGAGTGGTCATGCGGCCACACCTGCGTATGGGGCGGCGCTGCGGTTGTGGCGCTGCGTGAGTGCAGTCGCCCATCGGCAGTTGCTAGGCTCGTAGTGGCCGTCCGGGTTGATGCGATCGATCGAGAACCCCGCAGGACGCTCACCCATGTCCTCGGCAAAGTTGGCGAAGGTCCGCCAGCGATCGCACACTGTGACCCCGCGCCCGCCGTATCGGGCGTAGCTGACGTGCCCCGGATTGGTGCAACGCTCCACCATGCCGCGCCATGTGTTGTAGGATGAAGATGGGCCGCTTCTCGCTGAATGGCCGTGCCGCGCGTTGGCTGCCGTCCCCCCGACCAACAGACACCCGCAGGAAGCCACCGATCCGTACCGAAGGTCTGAGGTGGTGGCGTGGGTTTGCGCGCCGCACTCACAGTCGCACAGCCATCTGGCCCGAGAACCGCGATAGCCGGCACGCTCAATGACCGTCAGCCGGGAAAAGGTCTCGCCGATCAAGTCGGCCGCCCTTGACCAGGTCATGCTTGGCCTCCGTCTTTCCAGACAGACCCGTCGGGCAGGCGGTACATGACCCACGAGCCGTCTTCGGCGGCGTCGATTTGCTCGCCCGGAACCGCGGTTGGGTTCATCATGTGCTGGGGGCAACCGACGCGCTGCTCCTCAAGCGCAAGCTCGCGGTTGTGGCGCTCGCATATCCAGAGCGCATCGCCCGCGAGCGACGCTGTGCTGAACATGCACGACCTGCAAGTCCTCGCCGGCATGAGCCCGTCGTTCGGAGCGCAGCCGTAGCCAGCCTTGAGGAAATAGACCGGGCAGCTACAGGCGGGGCGGCGATCAGAGGTGACGATGCGCTCGGCCTTCAGCATCAACTGAGTGGCGAACAGGGCGTCGTACTCGATGCGCTCGCAGTACAGTTCGTCCGTGTTCTTGTTGACGCCAAGATACAGCGCCCGCGTCAGGCCCTGACAGTGCAGGTAGGTCTGAACCTGGGCGAAATGCTCAGGCTTGCCCTCGCGAACGCAGCCCGCCTTGAGCAGCGCCTTGAACGCGCGGTCGTTCATGCTCTTGGCCTCGAAGACGTGCATGGTCTTCGGTGCCTCAGGCACGCCCATCACTTTGCCGTCGGTGCGGCCGGATGCGTGGCCACCTGCGAACACGATGCGCCATTGCTCGCCCGTCTCAGGGTCGAGGTCAGAGACGATCATGCCGGCGTCGTGGAGCCGCTGAACGAGGCGGGTCTCCCAGTGCTCGCCGGTCTCAAAGATCGAGAGCTTCTGGGCGTCAAAAATCTCAGCCGGGAACAGCCAGCGGAACTTGTCCCACTGTTGCCGCTCGCAGCCACCCAGGCCCGACGCGGCAAGGCGCGGGTGCATGTCGCGGCGCTGTTTGCTTTCCAGCGCGGCGAAGATCGCGCGGGCGGTTGCGGGGATGGTGACGGGGAGCGCGGTCATTCGGAACCTGCCGCGAGCAATGCATCGTCCGCGTCATCGCCCAGGTAGTCCGCGACGTTCGCCAGAAATGCCTTCGTGCAGGGGGACGCAGGGTCCATGCCTGCCGTGAGGCTGACGCGGAGCCATTTGCCGTCGACGCGGCGCAGGCCAAACACGCCCTCGACCTCGACGTCATCCACAAAGGCATCATGTCCGGGGTCGTTGAGCGTCCGGCGCTCGCCGGGCTGGAGCGAGCCGGACAAGTCGATCTCGACCTCAAACGTGGTGGTAGCTGCGACCGTCATCAAACCGCCTCGCCATGAAACGCGCGGTCCAGCAGGCGCTGTGCCTGCGTGATCTCGAGGCGAGCGGCGACGGCATATCCGCCCTGGAACTCGACCTTGGCTTGGCGGACGATGTCGGCGACCTGAGTGAGCAGGTCGATCTGGGGTTGATGGGGCTGGATGCGGGCCGCGAGGTCGGCGGCGTAGTCGGTGTCGACAGGACGCAGTTGTTCGGTCATCGTCAGGGGCTCCTGCGATGCTGTTGGAAGACAGCGGGTTGGAAGGACGCCCGGCGGTTCGGGTTGGAAGCTAGAGCCGCCGGGCGTTGGTCGAGTTAGGCAGCCTTCTGACCCCAGGGGGTCGAGGGCTTGGTGGTGGTCGTTGCGGCACCGGCAGTCGCAGGCCCGGCAGCGCCGACGGCCTTGTAGCCCTTGACCGTATTGCTCTCGCCGTACTCACCTTTTGCCGGCTGGATCGCGACGGTGATCTCGCACGGCTTGAAGTGCAGGCTCTCGCTGTTCGACAGCACGCCCGCGTGGCCGACGGCCGCACAGATGCGCTTGAGCGAACGCTCGGCGATGGCCTGCGCGTCGGGGTTGGAGTTGATGATGTTCAGATTTTCCCAGACCCGGCGCTTGGCCTTGGGCCCGTCGATGATCTCCCACGTGAGGCGAAGCATCTTGCCGCCCGTGCGGGTGTCAGCGAGCGAGGACTCGATGATCTGGGCGACGTAGTTTCCGGCCTCAAGGATCTCGCGATCATCGGTGACGGCGTCGGGGTTGAATGAGCCGAGTTCGGCCATAGTCAGTGTCTCCTTTCGGGAGCGTTACGCCGCCTCAGCGACGGGTTGATCGACCGCGCCAACGGCCGATTGCGGGAAGAATGGAGCGAGGGCGGCGAAGCCCTGACCCTTCTGGTAGATGATGCGCGCGGGCATGTTGTAGCGGTTGCCAGCGGTGAACGCGGGCTTGCCCTCGGTGTAGATCCAGCGCGTGTCGCCGCCGTCAGCACGGGCGCGTTCGCCCTTGCCCTCGGTCTTGATCGTCACGTCCTTCTTGACCAGCAGGATGGCGTCGACCTCGCGCTTGAGCAGGGCCTCGGCGCGCTTGTGCAGGTCGATGTCGTAGCGGCTGTAGGACTGGGTCTCGGGGTCATCGAAGCGGCTGATGATCGCGTGACCGACCAGCACGACAGCCATGCCGCGCTCGTTGCGCAGGTAGTTCAGGCCGTCGAGCACCTCGAGCCAGAGATTGTCCGCCTCGATGTAGCCCTTGCCGTAGCCGCCGCCTGCCAGCTCGATCGACTTGACGTTGCTGTCGCGGCAGACCTTGTCCCAGACCAGTTTCTGCAGGGCGCTGACCGAGTCGAGCACGACGGTCAGAAACTCGTGCGGCTCGGATGCCAGCGACGTGATCGCCTCGATGACCGACTCGAAACTGTCGAGGCTGCCGAAGCTGTCCAGCACCAGATCGCCGCTCTCGCCGCGCTCCGTCTGCAGGAACACGGGCGCCGGGAACTCGGACGCCAGCGTGGTCTTACCCATCTTCTCGGGGCCGTAGATCAGCAGGCGGGGCGGTTGGTCGGCGCGGACCTTGCGCAAACTGGCCAACGAAATAGCCATCAAACTTCTCCATCATCTTCCGGCGCATCCAGAAACCACCCGCCCGTTGCGCCGTCTGGCGAGGGGTGAAAGTTGAGCGTGATCGGATCGGCGGGGCGCACCATGATGCGGGCGCGCGGCGTCCGGTGATTGCCTTGCGGCATCCACGCCAGCACCAGGCCGGTCACGAAACGGTCGTCGTCGATGACCTTGCAGGACACGAGCAGGTCGATTGCGGCCTTGGCGGTGTTGTCCAGATCCGCACGCAGGCTCGCGCGCTCCACGCCCATGACGATGACCACCCTGCCCGGCACGCGGTCGCAGCCCTCGCGGGTCATCTGCTCACGCACCGACCAGCCGGCCTCAGCCAGCCATGCCTTGTATGCCGGCGTCTTGAAGCGACCGCGGACGCTGTTCGAGAACAGGTTGTTGACGCTAGGCGGCGCGGGAATGGTGAGCGTGGTGCAGGCGGGAGCGCCGGGGGATGACGCCCCCGCCTGCTGGCGCACCCCTGATACGGAAACCGCACCGGGATTGTTGAGGGCCGCGTAGTCGGCAGCCTCTGCGATTGGGCAAATACGAGCGGCGGTCACAGAGACACCTGCTCAAGAACAGCAATGGTCTCGTCCGGCAGATTGGCGATGGGCCCGATCTTGCGGCCGGTGGCACGGAATATGCGGAGAGCCAGCTTCTGGTTCGGAACGCGACGGCCGTTGGCAATGTCGTAGGCATAGCCGCCACGGGCGACGCCGCTGTCCTGTAACTGCTTGGCAAATGAGGGATCGACGTTGTCCATATTTGAAACATCGCAGAATGCGAGGTTAACGGCAAGGCTTAATCCTCGCAAAATCGACATGGACGATCGCAGCCTGCGATCTACCAGTCAGCGCATGGCCAGATCGCCCGTAAAGCTCGCCGCAAACCACCTCCGCGCATGGAGGGAGTTCCGGCGCATGACCCAGGAACAGCTTGCCGATTCGATTGGCACCGCCGGCAACGTGATCGGCTTGCTCGAGAGCGGCGAGCGCGGACTGTCCCATAAATGGCTGCTGAGACTGGCACCCGCTCTCGGAACCACGCCCGGCTTCCTGTTGGATCACGACCCATACGATATGGACACGTCATTTCTGGACGCCGTCATGGCGGTTCCGGCCGAGGATCGCGCGCAGGTTCTGGCAATCATCGAGACCTTTAAGAAGCGCGCGTGAGTCGCGGCCTGCGGTGGTAGTCGGAACAATACCTCGCATTTTGCGCTAGACAGCATCCTCGCATTCTGCGAGCCTGACCTCCTCAACACAGGAGGGCACAGCGTGTCGCACCCCAATCAACTGGCGCTTCCCGTCGCCGTATCTCGCTGGATCGACCAGTCATACTGGCTGTCGGACACGGTCGCCGTTGCGCGGCTCAGTGAAAAACTCGAGTTCGTGACCGAGGCGATCGACGTGCTGGCATCCGACGCGGATGACGTGCCGTCGGAACTGGACGGACTGTCCGTCGTCGACCTTATGTCGGCGTCGGCGACCCTGGCTGTCGAGATCGGCACCCGCCGCCGTCATGCCGAGATCAGCGAGCGGATGCTGGAGCGTGCGGCATGAGCGCGCACCGCAAAGCATGGGCGTTCTACGACGCCGTTCAGTCTCACTCTGGCGGGTGCCAGGTCTGCGGTGACGACGACGAGTTCAGCCCCGACGTTGAGGCGTTCGAGGAGACCGGCGAGATCATGTGCGGCGACTGCTGGGAAGCCGAGGCAACCGCCGCGTGGGAGGCCGAGCGCGTCAACGCCGAGCTTCGTGCGGCCGCAATCTGGAGCCTGTCATGACGATCATTCGCACCGACTACGCCGCCTACAACAGCCGCGGCGTGCAGGTCCGCACATTCAACGATCTGCCCCGCGCTCGTGCATGGGTCCGCGACAACGCCAGTCTCCACGCCGGCCTGCACCTGCAGGAAATCAGCCTGGTCGCCCGCAAGATCTACACGCCGCGCTCGCGGCCGGCGGTCGATTGCGGCCGGGCGGTGTTCGCATGACCGCCGCCTTGGCCGAGGTGTTCCGCCCTCGCTCCATCATCCTGCTGGCCGTGGTGGCTGGTGTTCTCTCGCTCTTTTGGATTGCTTGATATGACCGACCTGATCCTTTCCGACCGCCTGTCGCGCATCACGACGCTCAAGAGCGGATCGCATCGACCGAACGATGGCGCGGCGTTCTGCGTTATGGAAGCCGTGGCTTATGTTGCTGGCGAGCCGTGGTCCGATCATCCGGCCTGCACCTGCCCGCTCATCACGGCGTTCATGGTTTCGTGGAACGACAGCCTGCCGAACGACGATGACCGTGCCCGCC